GTTTCCCAGTCACGATCGGGTTGGTACGTAAGGTTCTGAGTGTAACCAGTTGAAGCTGCACCCGTAAGAACGTTACAAGTATCACCATCAGCAGGGAATGCAGTGATGTTTTGCAAGCCGTTAGAAGCTGAAGTGTATAGAGCTGGTGAAATGCTAAGTGTAGCAACACCAGATCCATCAGCAGTAGCGTCAGCAGTTACAACAAACTTCTGCAACACACCTAGGTCTTGCTTAGTTTGTGGGTGAACCATATTCACAGTATCGATTGTGAAAGTAGTACCTTTGGTAACTGTACCAGTAGTAGTAGTTAAACCTTCAACCACTAGAGTTGATCGGCCTTCAACAGAAACAGTAGTGCTAACCTCGAAAGATATGTCGTTACCATTGGTGTGTGTGTTCAGCATTTCATTTTCCATGAAATCAAAACCATCAGCAGTTCCCATGTAACCTTGCTTGTATTGTTTAGCAATCTCTTCAGAAGATTGGAATAAACCTTTACGAGCGTTAACCGCTGAACTCATAGCCGCAGAATTAAGCAAAGCTTTACGATCAGCAAGTGGCGCTAGGTTGCGAGAAAGGTCGTTCTTAGCAAGAAGCATAGTAGCTGTATCAAACACAGTAGAACCAGCAGTTCCAACAGTGTTATAGATCTCATCAGAAGCTTTAGCAATGATGTCAGACTCAATAGCATGAGCAAGAGCAATCATAGCAGGTTTAAGAATACGCTCACCTTTAGCAAGCAACTCAGACTCAGAGATATCATTACGCATCTCTAGTGAATCAGCATTAACACTTACTGTACGAGTAGTATCAAGTGATAATGCTTTCTTCTCTTCAACAACATCTTCTTGAGAAGAAGTGATGTCCAAGCTAGTTACTGGAATGAATCGAGCTGGGATGTTAACGTTGATGGTATCACCAACTTTATAACCATTAACTGAACCGAAAGACTCTTCAGGTTCTTTGTCAATAGTCTTACAAAATTGTACGTTATCTTCTAGATAGCCAGCAGCCATCTTAGATAGTACCGTACCTACATCTTTTACATTATTAAATACATTAGACATTTTTTAGTTCCTTTTTGATTTTTGAATATGATTTAGTAGCTCTTTGGGTGACATATCAGCCAAACTCTTTGACCTAGTACCACTACCTCGGGGCTTCTTTATTGGTGCAGGTGCATTTGACACAGGGCGTTTCTTAGTAAGTTTCTCACCTCGTATCTCAGCAAGTGCAATTTCTCTAGCTATCTTTGTTGGCGTCATAGTGTCCAGCTCTTCCAAGCGCCCTTCAGTGGCAAGCGCATAAAATGCAAGCTCTGGTGCATCGGCCTCTAAAAATGCCATTTTAGCTTCGTTACTATAACCCTCGATGATATCTTGATTCTCTCGATACATTCCATCTAACTCAGGTATAGTCTTCGCCGCTTCAGCTGCTCTGTCATCTACATACTTCGCACGCTGTTGAACCCATTGTTGCTGGCTTTCAAACTCTCTTCGCTGTTGGGCTTCCACCTCTTTTCCAGCAAATTCTTTTCTAGCCTTATACTCACCTTTCGCCTCTAAGTATGTCGCATAATCTTCAAAGTCATCTTCTTGCGGCTCACTAAGTCCTGCAACATCAGATTCATTTGGGATTTGCTCGCTTAGTTGCGAACGACTTTCGAGCTCAGCCATTCTTCTCTCTAGCTCAGCATTCTGGGTTCTTAATTTGTTAATCTTTTTGTTTCTTCTTTCAAGGGCGCGGGTTGCTTTCTTTGGGAATAACTCATCATTATCGTCATCACCCTCCTGCTCACCCTCTACGGATGCTTCTTGTTCTTCTATGTTGTCCTCGGTTTCGACTACATCAACCTCATCCGAAGACTCTGTTTCTATAATCGGCTGCTCCGCGACAACAACATCGCTTTCAATCGCCTGATTTTCAACTTCCATAAAATATTCCTTTTTTAGTTTTGATTAAATTGAACTTCCACATCCTCTGGTTGTTGAATCTCTTGATTCACTTCCAGATCGATATCTCTTTGTTTATCAGTGGCTTTAATAGCTAACTCTTTGCGCTTTATAGCTAACGCCTCCATCTTAAAGTTATACTCCATAACCATCTTTTCTCTATCAGCCTCGAGCTTCATTAGATCTATTTCGTTATCAGCCTCATCAGCATCCTTCTTGTTCTCTTCAGACTTAGCTTTAATAACTAACTCACCCTGTTTATCCTTAAGCTCACTAAGTAGGTTGTCAATTTCTTGTTGTTGCTCAGCAATAAGCGCCTGACCCTGCTCAATAACATTATTCATCTCTTCTTTCTCTGGGTCATAAACCTCGCCACCCTCTTCTTCCAAGTATTTAGGGTCAACAAACTTCTTCATGCGCTCAGCAATAGCTTGGGCGCCAGCAAAATCCATATTCTTAAATACTAAATCACCAACAACAGTCATTAACTCTGGGTTCTTTGTAACAGTGGTCTCTAGCAACCTTGCAGCCTCTTGTCTTTGTGTAGTGTAAGACGCGCCAGTAACAACTTTAACATCGTAACCACCCTCACCGAACTCGTAGGTTCTTTCCTGGTCTGGTGACATCGCGCCATTAATACCCACAACCTTTACTTCCTCTTCCTTATCGATAGTGCGCACATAACGCGGCGTATCATAAAGTTTAGGAATGCCATCAACCAACAACTTACCAAGTTGCGAAATCGATTTACTTAAGTTGTCGCTGAAATGATAGGTAGCCGTCTCACCTTCCTCGTTGCGTCTTTGTATTGCAACACCACTAACTTCATTAGATGCCTCACCAATAGATGCGGCATACATACCAATAGTAGCTTTAATGTCGTCTGTCGCAGAACGTGAAGCGTTAACAATACCAGCAGGTATCATTGGTGGGTCTAATCTTTGCGGTGGAGCAACTGGATTGCCACCGATATCAGTCGGGCTATATATCAATACTGGGGATTTGTCAGGATCTTCCCATGCTTCCGCATAGTTATCAACTTGACCAGCGGCAGCGATGAACGTGGCGCGTGGTTGCTTCTGTAGCAACTCTGTCTCTAATGACTTCCAATAATTAAACATACGTTGGGCATCTTTAGAGCGACGGATTAAAGAGGTAATCTCCCTCTCACCATTCACCCAAGATTGACTACCATAAACAGGAATAAGTGGGATAAACCCACCAACAAACTCAGACTCACTCAAAACATCAGAGCCAGACAACAAGCAACGCTTAACCTTTACTTCCTCTGCCTCTCTCTCTATGACGTACTCAACACCCTCTTGCACTTCCTCGATGTCACCATCAGCAGTCATGCCTATCTTTTTCTTTTTAATAACCTTCTTAAAATACTCAGCAATAATAACATCATTCTTACCGCACTTAATAAAGCTATTCTCTACGAACGATGTAGGCTCTTTGCCTGGATACGCTTCTTCAAAATCTTCCTCGGAAATACTATCCAAGATAAAGCAATGGTTAGCATCAACACCAGTTACATCTACGGACGCTCTATCTAGGTAGCATGTAAGTGGGTCTTCTACTGTCAATATCTTAAACTCTTGCTCGAATGTATCACCAACATAATCAGTGTCTACACGAAAGAATCCAACAGATCCCTTTACGGCATAAGCAGCAGCAACATCGAAGCATGTATCTGCGTCTGATCGGTATAATATATCTCTGATTAAATTCTGCTGTATCTCCGCCGTGTCGACATCGCCGTCGGTGCAGGGGATTACATCTATTGATGGGGTGTTTTTTCTAATATCATTAACAACTTGGTTAACATATTGTGTCAACTGGTCAATTGTTAGTGCGGGACGTCCACTTCTTTTGCGTGACTTCAGATCTTTATCATTCCATTGCGCATCTTCATTGTCAGATAGGAAGTATAAATCCTCTTTAACCTTCTCGTAAATAGGTCTCCAGTATTCACTGTCTTTCTCGAATTCTTTCTGCGCGCGCTCTACTATATCGTTCACTATAAATCCCTAATTGGTCTTACAGCTACCTAACGGCGCTTTAACAGAAAAGCATGGTTATACACCTATGCACTTGTAATATTAATACAATTTAGTTTCATTGTCAACTATGACATCCAACTTGTATTTGTTCTTCTTGGCACGAACGGTTGCTTAGCTACCTTGGTTGATACAGTGCTTTGCAGCGTTCTCACTAAGTAGCGCAATGCGTCCATAATATGGTCATGCTGCTTAACTACCTTACCCTTATCATCACGCCTGTACAAACGATACTCCTCCAAAAGCTTGGTGCAGGTACTAAATACTTTCAACCTACCAGTGGTTAGCCTCTCATATACATCAAAGATACCAGCCTCAACTGTATTGTCTGCTAGATGTATGTTAAGCCCTTGTTTTTTATAGAGATCTACCAACTGCTCCCCATCCTTTTGAGAGCGTCCTTTTGATGCGGGATCAATAGCGCCCCTAATCCAATCGCCCCTAGCTTTGATAGCTGAAGCGTGAACAGCAGGTTCTTTCTGCCCCTCTTTGTAGTCGGCGAATATATACAACACGTCCGCGTCACGGTCTAACGCACCCCAACGATCGTGACTGGGAAAC